CATGNCCCCTCGCTCGCCAAAGCCAGGGGTGAGTTCAACATGGGTCACTTCTCAGTGGAAATATCGGCCCTTCCCGGGTCAACTCTCAGTGGCAATCAACAGGCGGTGATGTATTTCAACGAAATCTTCGACTTTTGTGCTCTTATCGTATTCCTTTCCCATAAAGTAGGGTGGCGAAGACACAACGAGATCGACGCTTTCATTGCCAATCGACTTGACAAAAGCAAATGCGTCTTCGTTCCTTACCTCGAAATTACTCATGTTTTCGCACTTCGATCTACAATTTTGATGGGTGATGGCTACGGCTTCATGTAGCGAAATCCGCTCCGTAGATCCATTCCGTTCTTTGCAGGCTCCGATGATCAGTGCCGCGCTTGTGGACTCGTCGAGGTGGTATCCTCCGCAACTTGGTTGAACAGCCAATGCTCATGTCTTACGCACAATCGCGACGACCCGGCCCAGCACATGGAGCTCGCCGTCATAAGCGATCTCATCGCGGACGCTCTGATTGTCGCTCATGATCTTGACGGAGCCATCAGCCATCTGGCGGAGGCGCTTGACCATGCCGCTATTGCCGTAGGCGCAAGCCCAGATCTTATCGGCGAGGTTGAGCGTCTGCTGGGATGCGTCCACTAGCAGCAAGTCGCTGTCGAGGATGGTGGGCGACATGGAATCGCCAATCCCCTGAGCGAAATAGAGATGGTCGGGCGCGGCGCCGGTGTAGAGACGTATCCATTCGCGCGAGAAGTGCCGCACGGTTGTCGTGACCGGCGCCTCCAGTTCAGTTGCACCCATACCGTAGCGTAGGTCTATCTCGCGGACAGGCACGAGGCCGAGTTCGTTCGCCACAACTTCGGTTGATGGAAGAGGCACATACCCCGCCGCCGGATCGTCGGTTTCACCACTCAGGTAGGCGGGCGTGGTCTGCAGCGCCTGAGCGATCTGGTGAATGTGCTTAGACCCTTGTGCTCCGTTCTTGATCAGGTGGTTTACGCTCGGCTGCTTTATGCCGACGCGGCGCGCCAACTCGGCTTGCGACATGCCGAGAGTTTCCAATCGAACGCGGATGCGACCCCCGAAATCCATGGGAGCAGGCATTATAGATTTGCCTATAGCTGCAAAGTTAGGAATATCTATTGACGGTTCTATAGATGCGTCTATAGGTGGCTCTATGAGCAACAAACTCACCCTTTCACAAACGCTTGCGCTGGCGGCCCAGCACGAGATCGCTCAACCCGGCAGCGAAAGCCTTACGCCATTTCAGGCGCTCCAACTCGCGGTAGTTCTTGTCCGCGGCCAGTCCGCCATGGGGCGCCTTTGCAAAAAGGCGCAGCCCACGGTCTGGAAATGGCTGCAGACATCGAAGCGCTTGCCGCCTGAGCATGTGCTGGCGGTCGAAGTCGAGACCGGCATTTCTCGGCATCTACTGCGACCCGACATTTACCCCCCTTCCTTGCCAAACGAGGGCATCGACCCCGGCGAAGAATGTGGGGGCATCTTACTGGGACAGCCGGAAGCGGTCGCTTGCGATCGAATCGTCAAATTGCAACGGAAGGACATTGCCTGATGGCTGGCCCTCAATATCGTTTGCGGGGGCGCTATGTCTCACGCGGCAGCTTCAGTGTGTTCGAGGAACTCACATTGCGTGATGAACCGGCGCCGGCGCCGCAGCTGCCGCGCTGGTATAGCCTCGTCACCTTTCTGATCATGAGTAGCGCAACCATCTTCGCCATGTGCGCAGTTGGAAGGCCAGGAGCATGACGAAGGTCCGCGCCCCTCTCACCTTCTCTCTCGCAATCACCACGACGGTCGGCCTCATTGGCTGGGAGCAGGCGGCAAAGATCACGCGCCGGTCCAAGCGGGCAGTCCGCTATTGGAGCGAAAGCGACAAGGCCACTATTCCGACGCTCGATCAGGCGATCGCCCTCGATCGGGCCTTCATGGAGGCGGGCGGCGGCTTTGCTCCGATCCTCGAAAGCTATGCGCGGCAGCTGGATGTCGCGCTGTCGAACACATTGGCATGTCGCGCGGCGCTGGCCGACGACATCGCCCAGGCATCGCTGGAATCTGCGGGCGCGATCAGCAGCAGCATCCATGCGATGCAGCACGGCGCGTCCCCGACAGAGATCCACCACGCCATCAAGGAGACCGAGGAAGCGAGCGGCGCTTACAGCCGCCTGCTGACCCGTCTCAAGTCATTCCTGCCCGGCAATGGTGCCGCGCAGGGCAAACTGGGGGAAAGCTGATGGCGGGACTGCCTCACGTCACTTGTCCGGCCTGCGGGGGCCGTGCCCATAGTCGGGCCGTTGGAAAGAACAGCACGCTCTATCGAGAGCTCTATTATCGCTGCCGCAACCCTGACGCCTGCGGGCATGAATTCGTTGTCGAGATGGTCGCGGTGCGCAGCACCAAGGCGAGCCGCTTCCCGACGCCGCTGGCCGTACTTCCACTCACCACATGGCACGCCGCGGCGAACGACCGCGCCGACAATGACAACGGGCCACCCAGCGAGCCTGCCAATGCCGCCGCCACCCAGACCTAGCCGCTCGGCCTAGCCGAAACGATCCCGACGAACAGAACCCAGCCCGGCGCACCCCATCGCCGGGAACGGTCCCTTATTGCCTGAGAAGACCTGTCCCCATGCGTGAAGACATACTGCGCGAAGTCACAGCCCGCCTGACCAAAGACTTTAATCTCCGCGAGCGTGGCGGCTTCCTGCGCGAGGGGAAGTGCCCCCAATGCAACGACAGGAAGGCGCTGTGGACGCCCGCTGGCCACCCATGGGTGCTGCGTTGCGGCCGCGTCGAGAAGTGCGGATGGGAAGGCGAAACCAAGGCGCTCTACCCGGAAATTTTCGACGACTGGTCGAAGCGCTACAAGGCCACCAAGCAGAACCCCAACGCCGCTGCCGACGCCTATCTGATCGCCGCGCGCGGTCTCGATATCGCGCCGCTCAAGGGCGCCTATAGCCAGGAATGGTATCAGGATCCCGAACTGAACATCGGGTCGGCCACCGTGCGATTCCCGATGCCCGGCGGCGGCTATTGGCAGCGCCTGATAGATCAGGCCCATCGCTTCGGTGATAAGAAGGCGACCTTTTCCTACGGCGGCGGCTATCGCGGGCAGGTCTGGACCTATCCCGGCGACACGATCGAGACGCTGGCCCGCGCGAAGGAGATCTGGATCGCGGAAGGCATCTTCGACGCCATCGCCCTCCGGCAAAATGACATCGTCGCGGTGTCGGCCATGTCCTGCAACAACTTCCCCAAGCAGTTCCTGGCCGATCTGCGCAAGGCCATCGGCGACGATCCCGAAGCCGGGGCAGGGCCGCGCCTGATCTTCGCCTATGATCAGGGCGCTGCCGGTGTTGAATATACGATCTCGCATGTGGCCGAAGCCCGGAAGGCTGGCTGGGTCGCGGGCGCTGCGCAGGTCCGCATGGATGGCGAGGGCGAAAAGCGGGACTGGAACGACCTGCACCAGGCCGATCGGCTCAAGCCCCAGCATGTCGAGGAATATCGCTGGGCGGGAGACGTCACGATCGCGGGCACTGCCGACGAAAAGGCGTTTCTCATCTACAAGCGGTTCAAGACCGCCTCATTCCCCCTGATATTCAACCAGCGCCAGCTGTGGGCATCCTTCTCGCTGGAGCGGATCGAGAGCATCCTTGAAGGGCTGCGCGAGACCGATCCGTCGATCCGCGACCTTCCCTATGAGGAGCAATGGGAAAAGGCCGCGCGTCAGGCGGCGGACATCACCGAACTGGCGAACTGCACCTTTCGCACCCTCTACTTCCAGAAGGACGCCTATCTGGAGGAAGGGGCCTATTTCCTCCGCATCGACTTCCCCCGGATGAAGGGACAGCCGCGCCGGGATCCGGTGAAGGCCACCTTTTCGGGTGCGAACCTGTCCGCCGGCGCCGAGTTCAAGAAGCGCCTGTCATCGGTCGCCCCCGGCGCGCAGTGGACCGGCGCGACCGGGCATCTGGACAAGCTGATGCAGCGCCAGTGGGCCAGCATCCGCATGGTCGAGGCGATCCAGTTCACCGGCTATTCGATCGACCATGAAGCCTATCTGCTCGGCGACATCGGCGTCAGTCAGGGCAAGGTCGAGAAGGTCAACAAGGACGACTATTTCGTCTTTTCGCGCCAGGCGGTGAAGCTGCGGACCGCCGATCGGCTGCTCAGGATCAACTATGATGCGGACCGGCTCAATCTCGATTGGGTGCAGCCCGTCTATGATGCTTGGGGGGCGAAGGGCTATGTCACCCTGACATTCTGGGTACTGTCCCTGTTCGCCGAGCAGGTCCGCGCCATGCAGGAATCGCTGGGCTTCCTCGAAGTGACTGGCCCTCCCGGCACCGGCAAGACCACCCTGATCGCCTTCCTGTGGAAGCTGATGGGCCGCGTCGGCAACTATGAGGGCTTCGACCCGACCAAGGCCACCAATGCCGGTATTGCCCGCACGCTGGGGCAGGTCGGCAATCTGCCTGTGGTGCTGATCGAGGGCGACCGGACGCAGGACACCCCGCACAGCCGCCGGTTCGAGTGGGACGAACTCAAGACCGCCTATAACGGGCGCGCGGTCCGCACCCGTGCCATCGCCAACGGCGGCATGGAGACATTCGAGCCGCCTTTCCGGGGCGCGATTGCCATCGTGCAGAATGACCCGGTCGAGGCGTCCCCGGCGATGCGCGAACGCATCATGGGGCTGACGATCGACAAGTCGAACTGGGGTGCACACACCCGCACCGCCGCCGAGAAGATCAGCCGGTTCGAGCGTGACGACGTGTCGGGCTTCATCGTCCACATCGTCCGCAACGAAGCGAAGATACTCGAATGCTACCGGGAGCGGTTCGCCCAGCATTACGAGGCGATGCTCAAGCAGCCCGGCGTCCGCAACGACCGCTTGGCGAAGAACCATGCCCAGCTGGCCGCCATGTTCGACGCCATGCAGATCGTGGTGCGCAACGTGCCCAGATCCGCGGCTGATGCCACCCATGATTTCATCCGGGAAATGCTGACCGAACGGCAGCGCCTGGTCGAACATGACCACCCCCATGTGGAGCTGTTCTGGGAGCGGTTCGATTGGATCGCGGCGCAGGAATCCGACACGACGGACCGGCCCATTGATCACAGCCGCACCAACGATGTCTTCGCGATCAACCTTGTGCAGTTCGAGCAGAAATGCGGCGATCTGCGCCTGTCTCTCCCCCCGATGAACGAACTCAAGCGCCTGCTGCGATCCAGCAAGGCCCGGAAGTTCCTCGCTCACAAGCCGGTCAACTCCCGCACCGGCAAGACCGTCAACTGCTGGGTCTTCGCACGCCCCGGCACAACCCCCAACGCATGAACAGGAAGGCAATCATGCAGGCTCAAACTGTAGCATCCCCAGCGCCTCTGATGCGCATGGCCGCCGTGCCCGACGGCAAGGGCGGCATCGTCCACCAACTGGTACCCGCGACCGCCGAGCCGATTCGCAAGGGAAAGAAGAAGCGGCACGTTCCCGATCCGATCAAGGCCAATCCCGACGCCGCCGCCCAGCAGCTGCGCCAGCTGATTGAGCGGATCGAGAATATCGACGCCGAAATTCTTGCCCTGCTCGATGACCGGAACGACGTCTATCAGGAGGCGAAAGCCACCGGCTACAGCAAGAAGGCCATGCGCGACATCATCGCGCGGCGGAAGAAAGATCCCAACGCCCTCCAGGAAGAGCAGGCGATCCTCGACACCTACCTGACCGCGCTGGGGCTCGATTGATGCGCCGCCGGTCTCAGCCCGCTCTCCATCCCATCGGCTGCGCCTGTGATTCCTGCACCCCCGGTGGATCCGGCAACGGTCGCACCGGACTGGCGATCAGGGGCGTGATCCGCGCGCTCTTCCTGATCGCGGCCCTGTTCGCCATCCCCTTCATCATCGCCCACGCACTGGCCAGCGCCAAGGGAGAAAACCATTGAACATGATCCCCACCTTTGCCCGATTCACCTTCATCTGCGCCAATTGCGGAATCCAGCACATCAGCCCGACACAGGACATTCCAAAGGGCTGGGCATTGATCGCCATGGATTGCTCCGGCGCGCCGTTCGTCCGCTGTCCCGACTGCGCCGCCAGCGCCGAGCAGGCCCAGCATGACCGCATGACGGACTTTATGACCAACATGCACCCGCCGCAGGGTGCACCGCCGAGCAGGCTGACGTTGGAAGAACATACGGCCCTGACCTTCTTGGCGGAGTGCGCGCGCGCGATGACGTGGCCGATTGCCAACGCCTGCGGCCTGATCGCCGGGGGCCGGTGCCTCCCGCAAGCACGCAACATGCTGCGCCGCCTCGAACGCTGGGGGCACATCAGCCGGAACGAGATGTTCGGCCATCATACCAGCTGGTCGATCACGGAAGCGGGCCGGAAGGCGGTGCAGCCATGACAGCCGCGCCTTGGGCCATCACCACGGATGAGCATTGGGCGGCAATCGTCGCGGTTTGCGAAAGCCGCGACGCCTCATGGGCCGAAGAGATCCGCAAGGCAGGCAACGGCGACAAACGCTGGCGTCTGACGGAGGCCCGCAGCGTGGACATGGCGCAGTGGCATATCCTTGCCGTGCTGATCGCCCGCAAGCTGGGGATCCCGACGCTGATCCGCGAGGAACTGACCGGCGTGGGCCGGCCACCCAATCCGACCGATCGGGAAGGCTGGCTCGGCATCGTGGCCACTGTGCGCCGTGCGCTGGACAAGGCTGCCGCCGACACCCCGCATTATCGCAACCTCTACGCCATCTGGCGCTGGGCCCACCTCTATGTGCAGGTCTGGGCAATCCCCCTGCTCGAACTCCGCGCCGCTAACATTGAGCTCAGGAACGCAGCATGAGTGACCCGGTCCTGCTGACGCCGTTGGAGGCCGCGAAGCGCCTCCATATCAGCGACAAGACCTTGCGTCGCATTCGCCAGCAGGGTCATATTCGTTACGTCGCCATCACAGAGCGCAAGATTCGTTACCGCCCGGAGGACTGCGACGCCTATGTGGCGGCCCGCGTCCGCGAGGAACCTGAATGTCCGTCTACAAGCCGAAAAACTCGACCATCTACCTCTACGATTTCCAACATCGTGGTCGGCGATTTCACGGCTCGACGGGCCAGAAAACGAAGCGCGAAGCCGAAAGGGTAGAGACGCGCAAGCGGGCAGAGGCGGCGCTCGACATCAAAAATCGCAAGCCGATAACGATGGACGAGGCCGCTGGTCTGTATGAAACGAAGCTGCGTAAAGAAGCCCGATGGAGCGCATCGTCCGAAACTTGGCTGGACAATTTCGTCAACGCGATCGGCCCCCGCACCTATATGTCCGATGTGGACCACACTGACATCGGTGCTTATTTCCGGCAGCGCGCCGCGCTGGTCGAAGGCACCAGCGTCAATCGGGAAATCGACGTCGCCCGCGCCTTCTGGCGCGCGACCGACCGCGCGAAGTATGACGTGGGCGAAATGCCGGACTGGGGCGCGATGCGCTACGCGGTCAAGGAACATGATCCGCGGGAATTGCAATTTGATGAGGAAGATCGGCTGCTTTCCACGATCCGCGAGGATTATCAGCCGTTCGTCAAATTCGCCCTTCTGTCAGGATGGCGCGTTTCTGAAGTGCGCAGCCTGCTTTGGTCCGATCTGGATTTGCCCGCGAAGGTGGCATGGCGCACCGTGAAGGGCGGGAACCGCATCAAGCGCCCACTGACCACTGACATGATCGTGCTGATAGCGACACAGCCGCAGGCGTGCGCGCAGGTGTTCACCTATGAATGCCAGCAGAGCCGCCAGAAGCGCCGCAAGGGGCAACGATACCCGATTTCCAAGGATGGCTGGCGGAAGGTATGGGGCGAGGCCCTGAGCGCCGCCAAAATCGAAAATTTCCGCTTCCATGATCTGCGCCACACGCGTGGCACGCGGATCCTGCGCCAGACCGGCAACCTCGCCGCCGCGCAAAAGGCCCTGGCACATAAAAACATCCGCACCACGCTCCGCTATGCCCATGCGTTCGATGACGACGTGCGCAAGGCGCTGGAGGCTTCGGAGTCCCGAACTATTCCCGAAGTGGATACAGCGGAAGTGAAGAAAAGTGCGTAAATTCAACGCAATAGGCGCAACGCGGAATTTCCGTGTAAACGAGACGCTCTACCAACTGAGCTAATCGCCCGATGCCAGCATTGATCGCGGGCGTCCGGTGCGCGCCTATCTACG